CTCTTACCCCTCGTCTATCATACGTTAGGTGTGCGGATTTCGTGGACATTTCTGCATATAGAAACTGCTGATAAATAATCACAGTTTTACTTAGCTTACTTTATCTAGTCTCTAAACCTTTAATAACTTTCATTATTAAGTGGTAATTGATTAGCATAGACCAATTATTGAGTAGTCATTAGCCTTCCAATTTTAACCCGCTTTTCACCTATCCATCTTCTGAATAGGGGAGCAAAACATTTACCCAAATTTTGCGTCTGTATAAGCATATCCGAAATATTACTTGCTTTACCTGCTTCCAAGCCATAAGCATTTAATGCTGTGGTCAATACATCTACTGCTGTTGCAGAACTAGTAAAACCACCTGTTGCTAATTTGGAAGCGGTTGCTGTAAATTCTACTGCGTCAGCAGTATTGACACTAGCTGAAAGTGCAGAATAGGTAGCTTCTTCTAAGTCTGCGGCAAAAATACCTGTATCTCTTGACAGATTCATAATATCAGATGACATTTGAGAAAGAGATACTTGTGTTGTATCTGCAATAGTAGATATTTTTTTAGAGCCTGTTTCAAATTCTGCGGCGGCGGCAGAAGCTTCCATAAAAGCGTCTTTTATTTCACTAATCAATTTTGCAATACCAGCTGCTGCTAATGCTTTTTCTAATTCTTCTATGGCATTAGCTCCTCTTTGACTGCCGTTTTCAGCTTCATCCGCTGCCCTTCGAGTTGCCTCACTCAATTCATTTGTAGCGTCAGCAGCTCGTCTATTTGCATTGTCAAGTTCTTCTGAAGTTTGACTTACTCGCTCTGCTGCTTGTCTAAGTTCTTCAATATTGTTTGTACCTGAAGCAATGATTCTGTCATATTCTGTCATAGCTTCTTCTGCAGATTGTTGTGCTAATGTTAATTCATTTATAGCTTCTTCTGCCTCTTGACTTGCTCTTGTAAGATTTTCTCTTGCTTCTGTAGAAACCCTATTATTATCTGCTAATTGTTCTGATATTTGTGACGCTTCTTGCATTGCTTGCGACAATTTTTGTTCATTGTCGTTCGCTTTTTCTATTTCTGAGCTTAATTCCCCAGCAGCAAGTCCACAGCGTCGCATCACTTCTTCTAATGCTGCAATATTTTCACTTGCAGAAGTGCCTGCTTCTCCTAGCTGTTCTGTATTTCTTATAGTTTCATCTAAATTATCGCCATAATGATTGAAAGAATCTGATAAAGAATCTGTTTGCGTTGTAATATCCTGCATACTATCTCCATAACGATTGATACTATCTAACAATGCATCAGTAGAGGAAGTAGCATTATTTGTTGTATTCTGTAAAGAATGGATAGATGTTGCAACACCATCTATACTAGACGCTGCTGCAACTGACCCTTGAGAAACAGTATCAAATACTGCACTTGCTGCTTCTCCTGCTCTTTCAAACTGCTCTGTCATAGATAACCCAGCTTGCGCAATACTTGCTATAGTACTACTCATATTATCTAAGATACCAAATGTCGCCGTTAAATTCGCTATATCTCTCCCCCCTCTGCTAAAGACATAGAAAAAGGGTCTTGCATTTGCAAAACCCTTAATATTTTAAGTTTTATTCTTCAAAATAATTATATGTTATTTCATCATTATATACAGTTATCAACAATGATTTATCTATTTCATCAAGAAGTTGAAAAGTAAATTTCATATTTTTATCTGCTAATGCTACCATATTATAAATACCTTTTGCAGTATCTGGTACAGAATTGATTATATTGTTTAAATCTTCAGAAGACATATCTAGTAACTCTTTTTTTGAAAATCCTGCACTTGCTTTAAGTGTGTACATATTATCATTAGCGTCATACAAAACTTCTGCATATGTAAATTTAGCCAAATTATATGCTATAGATTCAAGCATTGCAGATATTTTTTCATGTACTTCTGAATTATATATGTCAAATATATAAGAGTCACCATCACATATAAGTAAGGCAACATTTTCAACAGTACATATAATTCTATAGTTAGAACTTTCATCAGAAGATTTTGCTACTTTTGTTACCTTATTGGATAATTCTAAAAATGTAGATTTGTAATTGTCCCATTGATTATTTTTCCACATATCATCAAATGTAGTAGCTTTTTCTCCTAACGCCATTAAAACAGTATAAGTATTGGAGTTAGAATCAAAATAAACTGAAACATTTTCTACATTATTCATAGAAAATCCATTTTTTAAAACACTTGTAATAGTAGTATTTTCTTCAGTAGAAGTAGGTATAGTAGTATTTTCTTCAGTAAAGTTAGATTCATTAGAGTTAGACATTGTTGTTGCATTGTCACTATCTGTATTATTAGATATATCCTGTTTTTTAGAACATCCAGTGAACATAAACACAATTAATAAAAATGTTACACATAATTTTTTCATGATAATCTTTTCTATCCTTTCTTAAAATTATCTTTTTTCTAAACCTGCTTTTTCTGCAATATCATTTCTTGTTTCTAAAATTTTATCATAGGTTTCATTTGTGCTATCTAAACTATCATGAAATATATTTGTTGATAACATTGTGATAGAGCTACTAATTGAAAAATCAGTCGCTTTATGTTCATCATTTTGTTCCATATCATCAACATATGACATATCAGATTTAAGAGAACTTAATTGACTATCTGCTTCATCTTTACTTATTTTGTTATCTAAATAATTATCTGCAACTTCAATAGCACTTTTAGCTACTGATATTGCCTTTTCACTAGCTTTTGTATCACTACTACAAGCAGTTAATGATAATACAAATAACAAAATAATTAATAAAAAAACCCTTAATTTGCTAAAATACATAAAATTTAAGCACTTACTTTTTTTCATAATAAACCTCCCTATATATTCAAAATTGACATTAAATTATGACAATTATAACATATAGAGTAAAATTTTTCTACATACTTTTTTCATTCCGTGTCTATTTATATCTAAATATGTCATTTCTCACAGGATTTTTATTTTCTTCTAATTCTGAGGCAATATAAAGAAGCTGCAAACGTCTAGGCATATGATAAAATTCTTCCATACGCATATGATGTCTTTGCCACAAAACGCTTGCCCAATATGCTGTACTTCCTGCCTCACGAATTAGTTTTTTGCTGCTTCTAATTCTTCCTCATCATTTATTTCACTTGCCATTCCTAAAGCCTGCATAACAATACGAAGAACGTGTTGATATTCATTTGATTTTGAAAATACTTTTAAAGGCATATCTGTAATATCTACACATCCATAATAGTCCATAAGTTCTTTGCTTTTTAGATTTGGATACTGCAAAGCCTCTACAATCATATGTCTGACAGATTTTTCAGTATCCTTTTCTGTTTTCCATACTACTTCACCCATAGCAATCAGTGGATTGCCCTTTTTGTCTGTTGCCATACTCTTTCTACGATAGGCATCATTAATTTTATTGATTTGTTCCTGTGACAATACTTTAATTTCAAACTGTATTACTTTACCATTCTCATCTTTAAAGCTACTTGGACCAGGTGCAGTTACGATTTCTGTTTCTGTATTTCTCATAAAATATTTTAAATCTTTTTTATTTTCTGACATAATTATTCTCTCCTTTTATATTAAAACATCTTTTGCATTAAATGATATAGAATCCTCCACAATATCACCGCCACTATCAAGCATAGTAAGAGGTAAGTCACCTGTCAAAACACAGCCTACACAAGTTACAGTATTTGTACCATATTCCTTATAATAATCACTATTTTTATCTTCCATAATGCCCTGTATTTTCATTTCAGGTGTTTCATGACTTTCTTTGTATTCTATAATTTTCTCCTCCAACCATTTAGAAGAACGACGGCGTGTAATATTCCCTGTAATGGCATAACCTAACCAGCGACTACTTGGTGTTAATTCTCCAAGCTGTCTGCCAGTCCAAACATCAGGAGTAAATTTAATTTCACATTTTATGCTATCTGCAATTTCTACACCATCTAAATAAACATGTCCTTCTCTCAATGATATGGGTGCATGATTATATTCCATAAAACATTCCTCCTATACTAATTATCTTGTTGTAATGGTAAAATATAATTTTTCAGCACTGTCCACTGCTTGCAAACCGATATTAAAATAGGTTTCATCATCAGCACTTCTTTTTCTATCAACTAAAAAATCTTCATTATAGCGTACATTTGTAATTGCTCCCATATCTTCAAACTGCTTCAATATTGTTTTTCCAATACCTTCCATAATATCCCAACCATTGGAGTTATTATGAAATTTATTAGGTGGAAAATTAAGTTGTATGGTTTCCTGAAACGTATCAAATACACGTATAATACGATTTTTTCTATAACTTTTATCTTTTTTATCTCCAAATGCAGTAAGACTGTTAATATCATATTCCACAACAACCTCATTATTTTCATTAACAGAAAAAAACAGCTCCCCATTACGGATAGCTGCAATCGCTTCTTCATTACTTTTTGGTTTTACAACTGCTGTTGCTCCTGCATAGGGTACATAAGTAAGACTTTCCGTATTCGCTGCACCTGCTGTTGCTCCTGCTACCCATGCACATACTTCTTCCAGACTCAACGCATTATTATCAATAGAAACGCTATTCGTTACATTGATAACACCCTCATAATTCATATTACCGGCATTTGGTATAACTACTTGTATTCCTTTGCCCATATTTTCACGCATATATTTTACTTTTGTAAGCGCTGCCTGTTTGACATTTTCTGATTCTTCTCCATCAAATGGAAAACAAACCGTATTAAATTTTATAGATTCCCATGCATCTATAAAATCAGTAATATCTGTATTAGACACATTTTCATCTGTACCGCCAGTCAATGTTGTTCCTGCTGCTTCTCCAAGTATGCCTTCTCCTTTAAAAACAACATATGGATTATTTAATGCAATCAATTCTTCTACTGTATATAATCTTTCATATTCTATTACCTTATTTCCATCAACATGAATCAGAACATCATAACCACCTAATGGATTAGCGTCTATTGTTACTGTAAATGTATTTCCTCTGCTACCTCCATATTTTGCTGTTGCTGTTAATACATTTGTAGTTAAATTTTCATCATTTTTTTGTTGTATTGTCATTGTAATTTCAGATTGTGCCTTTTTTCCTTCTGTCAATATATAAACATATACAATAGTTGCTCTTTTCAATGCTTCTCTAATGAACAACATTTGTCTGTTATCGTCATCATCATAAATACTATATCCTAATCTAGCCACTTCTGCATCAGGGCTTGCATTTGTTAATTTTATAAACTGTTTTGCAGGACCATATGTAGCTTTTGAAAGTGGTATCATAACAGTACCTCTTTTACCTGTACTGATAATATTATTTTCTCTACCGCTTTCAAAATTGATATAAGTACCTGGACGTACTTTTCCTACTAATTTATCAAATCGTCCTCCAGCCATATTATTTCACCCCTTTCTTTTTCCATGCTTCAATATGGGTTTTCATTTCTGAAATGGTGTATTTTCCTGTCATGTTGTATGTTGCACCAAAAAATGTACTCTCAGAAACACCAAATAATTTACGACAGTTTTGTTTTAATTTTTCTAATGTAAATTTTTGTTCTGTTTCAGATTTTTTGATTGTTTTATTTGCCATAATTTTATATTCCCTCCTTATTTTTCGGATTTTATAGACATATCAACATAAAATGCTTGTATTTTTTGTATTTCAGCCTTATTGTATGGTCTGCGACTTCTCCATGTAACGGTAAGCTGTGCTGTTCCGTTTTCTATGATTTCAACACTAGGGTCATTTACACGTACCCAATTATTCTCTATTATGTTGCCGTTTTCTGAAATCAGTGGTATCAAATTTTTTTGTTGCTTGATTGCTGTAAGTACCTTTTGAGCAATCGTATAGGCATGTTGTGCTGTTTTATGAAAGAAATGGATATACCAACTAAAATCTATATAATATGTTAAAAATGTTTCTCCTCCTGTTATCATTTCTGGTGTAGTAAAATAAACAGCAGGAATCATAAAATTTTGAGGAACATTCCAGTAATAAGTATAGGGATTTCCTGCATTTTCTGTTACAAATTTGAAATTATTTGGATTAAATGCATCTTCTGATGTATTCCATCCGTTTTGTCCACTGATTTCATAACTATTTCCATTTTTTACTATTTCTAAAGCATTAGTATCAAAATCTAATTTTCCTGACATAGCAACTATTCCATTTGCTCCTATATTTGATACTCCTATATTTAAAATGAATTCATCTCCTGGCTCTAAATCACTTATGTCTGTAGTTGCACCTGGTGTAATAGAAGTATTAAATGCTCCAACTGCTACTATACAACTATTACTTAGTTTTTCTGCACTTGCAGTTCCAACTATTGCTTTAACTTTTAGAGTATATACTCCAAAATCTGCTTCTGTTGTATTTTCTTCTTCGTGTTCTTCTAGGGGATTTATTATTTCGCGAATATTT